GGTAAGACCGATGGGTTTTATGCGCACATGATTTACGGAAGTACAAAAGCATGGGTAAGGAAGGTAAAAAACAAAGCTGAAAGGGCTAGTCAAATGGCTGTTATTCAAAAGATGTCGCAAGAGGCATTAAGAATGGCAAAACAATATCCGCGTAAATTCTGGGAGCTATGATAGGTAAACTAATATATGCAAGATTGTCAACGGCTTCAAATATTACTGCCATTATTAGCACTAATATCTACCCTGATATTACGCCTCAAAATGTTGATTATCCATTTATTGTTTATTCTATCATTGATAGCAATCCAGTTGACTTTAAAGACGGAAAAAGTAATTTAGAAGAAATTGATTTGCAAATAGACGTTTATACCCAAAATTACGACACTACGCAAAACCTATCTAATTTAATTAGAAATAGATTGGACAGATTTGTTGGTACACTTGAAGGTGTTGAGGTGCAAACTATAAAATATGTTAGACAAAGCTCACAGGTATTTAATGCAGAACTTTCTGTTTATTGGGTCAGTATTGATTTTATGATAAAAATGAAAAGATGAAACTAAGGCTTTTAAAAGAATGGAATGGAAAACAACCGGGTAACACTGGCGTTTTTCTTTCGGAATATGGGGAACAAATGATAAAGGATGGGTTTGCAGAACTACTTGATGAAGATTTTGTAGTGGAAGATATGCCTAAAAAAGAGGAGGTAAAACAAGATCCTGTTTACATTCCTATTCCTGTTCCTGCTGAATATTTCCAAAACGATGAAGAAGAGAATATTACTAAACCAAAAAATAAATAAAAATGGCAACTACTGGCATAATTAATGGTACGTTGATGCGATTATACAAAGATAGTACTGCTATCGGTTACGCAACTTCTTGCCAAATGAACGTATCTGCGGCTATGCGTGAAATTCTTACAAAGGATTCTGCAGCTGGAGGATGGAGAGAAGTAAAGAAAGGACAACTTTCTGGAACACTATCAACCGAAGCATTATATGCGGGACCGGGTGATGCTTCAACTAATTATTTATTTGACGATCTCTTTACCGACCTTGTAGCAGGTACGGCATTGACTATTAAGTTTACTACCGACGTTGTGGGCGATAATGTTTACACAATGAGTGCCATTTGTACATCATTAGACTTAAACGCTGGTGTGGAAGAGAATGTTAGCTATTCAGCTTCATTTGAAGTTACAGGCGCAATCGTGAAAACTACTAAAGCATAATTTTAAAAATTACCTAAAATGAAAACAATAAAAATAGCTAATGCGGACATTCCAATTAAATTTGGTATGTTCGTTTTAGGTACATTTTTAAGGGAAAGGAAACTAAAACTTAGTGACCTTTCCCTCCTTGGCGAAGATCTTCTTCTAGCTCTTGAACTTGCTTTTGCAGGCGTTCAACAAGGGTACAAAGCTAAAGGAGAAAAATGTCCTTACGACTTACAATCATTTTGCGATTTGGTCGATACTGATATGGGAGGCATCACTCGTATAATGGAAATGATTTCAAACGAGATTTCACCTCCTGAAGATGAAAGCCAAAAAAACGTAGTGGCGAAGGTGGAGAACTTACCCTTGAATACATCGAACGCTTTTGTTTCGGAGTTTTAAGATTCCCTCCTTCGCAATATAACGACATGAGTTTTAGAGAGGTTGTTATGGCTATGCAAGGCTATAATAATTTCTTTGAACAACAGGAGCAAACCGAATGGGAACGAATAAGATGGCAAACAACTTTATTATTAAATGTCCATACGGCAAAAGGAAAGAGTTTAAAGCCAAAAGATTTAATCGAATTTCCGTGGGAGAATCCTACTAAAAAAGAAACTAAAAGAAGTTTGACAAATAATGACAAGACAATATTTGACAAATGGGATAAAGAAGCATAAATGGCAATAGGTAAGTTACTTTTAAAGCTGGGTATTGATACCACTAATCTCGATAAAGAGTTAGGGAAGGTAGAGAAATCTATGAGTAAGTTTGGCAATACGATGAAAAACGTAGGTTCTAATCTTACTACATCTTTGACATTACCTATTATTGGACTTGGTGCAGCATCATTAAAGGCTTTTGCCGAAATGGAGAAGCTAGAAAAAGGTATGACTGCCATTATGGGTAGTAGCCAATTGGCAAAAGATGAAATAGTAAAACTTAGAGAGGTTGCAAAACTTCCAGGCTTAGGTTTAAAAGAAGCCGTTCAGGGTAGCGTAAATTTACAAGCCGTTGGGTTATCAGCCGAAGAAGCAAGAGGTACTTTGATGGGTTTTGGCAAAGCTTTAGCCGCTACGGGTAAAGGTAAATTTGAGTTAGAAGCAATTCAATACCAAATGACTCAAATGATTTCCAAAAATAAAATATTAGCGGAAGATTATAAGGTTATTCAAAGTAATTTACCGTTAATGGGTGAGGGTCTTAAAGCGGCTTTTGGAACGTCAAATATTGATTTAATTAGGGAAACAGGAATTAGCGCAAAAGATTTTTTATTGCAGTTAAGTAGAGGTTTAGAATTATTACCACAAACCCAAAATGTTACGGGTGGTCTTGCTAATAGTTTTGAAAACCTAAGCGACAATATTTTTATTAGTTTAAATGAATTAGGTAAAACAATCAATGAAACATTAAAATTAGAAGTTGTATTTGATAATATTTCAAAAAAAATAGAAGGATTAGTTGAAAGATTTAAAGCACTAACACCCGAACAACAAGCAAATATTGTTCATTTTGCTTTGATAGCGGCTGCCATTGGTCCCGTTATTTTAATCATTGGTCAATTTGCAACTTCGATAACATCTATTATCACTCTTTCAAGATTATTGCTTACAACTTTTACAGCTTTATCAGGTGGTACGTTTATACTTGTTAGTGCTATAGCTGCTTTAGTTGCTTATTATGTTTCTACAGAACAAGGGCAATCAATGTTAAAAAGTACAGGCGATTTATTGTATGGCACTTTTAAAAGAATAGCATCTGTATTTTCTGGTGTTATTGATTTATTAATAAGAATGAAGCCATTTTTTGATGCAATATTAACCGTACTTGGATTTTTAGTAAAAATATCATTAGAACCTTTGCTATGGGGATTTAATTTATTATTTGATGCTATTGCTTTTGTTTTTAATGGCGCATCTTCTTTATTTGAAAAACTAAAACAAATTGCAGGTCTAAAAGTAGCGCCTGAAATGCAAATAGGTTTTGAAAAAGGAAAGCCAAATAAACCTAGTGGGGCAGGTGGAAGTTGGGGCAATAATACAAAAAAAACAACTACAACCGACTCCCCCGAAGTAGCCGCTATGAAGGCTAAAATAAAAGCTTTAGAAGATTCTTTAAAAAATTCAACTAAAGTTAAAACAACTACAAAACCAATAACTACAACGACAGGTAGAGAAATTGATGGTGGTGCAAGTCCCGTAACTGCAATAACGGCTCAATCTACAGGTATAACAAATATGTTACCTACCTTAGATTTATTAGCTATAAAATTAGATACAGCATCTGCAAGTAATCAAAGATTAAAAGAAACTAACGAAGAGGTTAAAAATTCATTTGTAAACACTGAAGCTCAAATGATGAGTTTTGGAAACACAATGACAAGCGCTTTAATTGCGGCTACAGATGCATTTGCTAATTTAGCGGTGCAAGGTGAAACCGATATGAAGAAGTTAGGTAGCGCAGCTATGCAAGCCGCTAGAATGATTATTAGTGCATACATAAAAGAAGGTGTAGCAGGTATTATAAAAGGTATATTAGGTGGGCCGTTAGGTAAAACCTTAGGGCCTGGTGCCTTAGCTGTAGCGGGTGCGGCTGGTGCAGGTGCAGCAGTTTTGTTTAACACAATGATAAATAAAGTAGCACCTCCAAAACTTGCAGAAGGTGGCTTAGTTTACGGCCCAACTATGGCAACTGTAGGAGATAATAGAAACAGTCGAGTTGACCCGGAAGTAATTGCACCTTTATCAAAATTAAAGGGAATGTTAGACGGAGGCGGATCACCTTACATCTTAACCACCAGAGTGGCTGGAAGTGATTTATTGGTAATCATGGAAAAAGCAAGAAATATAAATTCAAGAATAAGATAATGGCCGCAAGATATACATCTACATTTTATTCAGAAAAAGGGCGTAAATATTACTTAGTAATAGATGACAGTACCTTTTCAGGAATGACATACGACATAGATGTTACGGGAGCGCAAATTGAATGGCAAGCCGATGTCGAAAACGGTTTAGAAAGATATGCACCAATAATAGGAAGTAATTTTAAGTTTACTTATATCATTGACACAGAACAAAAACAACAATTATTAAGTGATTTTTTAACGGCACCAGAGGGTAGATTTACGATTCAATTAATAGGTTACGACACATCTAATGCACCAAACTTTTATTGGTATGGCTATATTCTTGCGGATTTAATTGAATTTGACGATATTCCTTTAGAGATGGGGTATAATTACACAATAAATGCTATTGATGGGATAGGGTGGTTAAAAGGAATTGATTATAAGCCAGACGGAACCGATGTTTATCAGGGTGACGACACAATTATAAATCATGTAAATAATTGCCTTCAAAAACTTACATACGTTCAATCAATTTACGGCACTAATATAGGCGTGTTGGCTAGTGCTTTTCAGTGGCATGAGGATTCATGGACGTATGATAGTGCTATAGACCCACTTCTTAGAATGAGGGTTAATCATAAAGTTTTTTACACGATAGATAGTAAGGGTAATTACACCTACATGAAGTGCTATGATGTTTTAAAAAGAATGATGGTGCCATTAGGTTTAAGGTTCTTTTTTTCCGATAGGAAATTCTTTATGGTTCAGCCAAATACCTATTTAGATTCTGCCGTAACAATCAATATTTATTACCTAACCTCTACTTTATTACAGCAAAGTAGTTTTCAATCAAGTATTGAAAATGATAACTATTCCGAAACAAATAAGATGCTGCGATTTAGCGGAGGTAAATGGGGATATTACGGACATATAAAGGATTTAGACATAGAATACGAGCACATAGCGTCGGTAAATTTATTGTCAGGTAAAATATTTAATAATTTAAACACGGAGTTTTTTAACTCAAAAGATTTAGATTACAATAATGATGAAGCTACTATAACGTTTACCTCGATAATGAAATATAGAGATAGTCAGGTAGGTTCTAGTACGATTGCAGAACATATAGTAGAAGGTTCTTTTGTTATTGAGTTAAGACCTATCGTCGTACCATTAATAGATTTTTTAACGGCAAACCGTTCACCCGAAATTACTACTTGGACATTGGGCAGCGGATGGACTTTTTCCGATGGAGGCGGAGCACCTTTAGGTCACGCAAAAGCAACCAACGCAACAGGTGATTTAGTTTATACTAATTTTACTCCCACAAACGGAGCTACTTATTATGTATCTTTTGGTATTGAAGTTACAAATGGAACGCTTGTTTTAAAAATGGGTGGCGATACTTTTAGTATTACAACTACCGGGGAATATTATGAAAGGATTGTTTGCGTATCAACACAGCAATTAACTTTTGACCCTAGTGGCACATTTAACGGAAAAATTAATTACGTTAAAATCAATCATGTAAAATACTGGCTAAAAAGAGATATTACTTATAATGGTTTTCAGCATACTTTTTCTGCTCAAAGTTGGGAAACTACATTTAGCTATTATAAATTTGTTATACCGGGTGGAGCAACTACCTTGCCTGCCGCAGGTGGAACTGTAGATAATATTATAGTAAATTGGACTACACCAACAATGCCTGAAAGTGGAGACGTTGGTGTAAGGTTTTTATTAAGCAGGATTCAAACGGCAACTGGAACGGATTTACTTACAAGCTATCTTAAATTTTACGAGTTAGGTAATTTGTTTATGGAACATTTAGCGGCTGGTAATTTAGGAGGTCAAAATGATGTTATTGTTTACGGTTCATTTAATAATGACACAAGTAGTATAAGTGTAAAAAAACGCGTGTTCATTGGTGACGGCCCATCATTAGGTAGTCCGGGTGCAATAAGAGTAAAGAACGATAGTAACACATGGCAAATAACCGACGGGACTGGATGGCGTGTAAAAAATATAGGTGACGGAAAAAACATTAATCAATTATTGGTTAATGAAATTATTAAAGGTCAGTTGTTTCCGGTAAGAAAAATGCTTAATATGTCTTTTCAGGTTTTAGACAATGATAATCCATGGTATCCTCATGTAGCCATTGAAAATAATGATGTTAAATTTATAATGGAAACGGCTACCATGGAACTTAAAACAGATATAGTGCAAGGTACATTTATTGAAATTATAGACCAGTCATAATGCCATACACGGAAAAAACAGTATTATTTAGGGGCTTAGATTTTGATTCAGGTAGAACGCCAAATCATTCGGCTGGAGGTGTTGCCGGAACAGGATCTATAACGCCAACAAATAGCACGCCAAATACACAAAATAGTAGTGTTACAAAAGTGTTTAAAGAATCTTTTTTAAATAGCTATACAGCCATTTTAACCGTTACAAAAAATGCAGGCGTATTACCTTCAAATTTGGAACAACTTTTAATTTTCCAAAATGGTCAGGAATTAATTAGTAGTCAATTCTCCGTTGCTGGGTCAGTTATAACAATAGATTCATCTACTCATTACGATGGTTCTAATTATGTCATATTTTTTATAATTCTATAATGGAAGAAATTAAAGCACCAAAAAAAGAAAGAAAGTTTTTAAAAGCCATTGGAAATATTGGTAAAGTTTTAGCAGAAGAGTTAGTTATGGGAATAGCAAGAAAATTTATCGGCAAAGCCATTGACAAAGTAGGAAATAAAAAACAAGGACTTGTTATTGCTTTTATTGTTTTGGCTTCATCATTTGTTTTTGCTCAATTTCCTACAAATACCAACAAACAAAGATTAGGTTTCCAGACTACCGCGGACGGTCTTGTCTGGCGTGGTTCAATTTCTGACACATCATCTATTCAACCCGTATCAAATCAAAACGCATGGGTTATACTTGACACCGTTAACCTAAAAATATACTCATTTGATTTTACTTCCAACGTTTGGAATCAAGTAGGCGGCGGTGCTTTTGCACAACCTATTGACTCACTATTTTTTAAAACAAGTGTTCCTCCTAACAATGTGGACACGGCAAAAATGCGATGGGACAATGAACTTGGAACGGTTGTTTTAGGAATGTATGATGCTGTGCCAAACGAATTAGGTTTTAAAAACTTTTGGCTTGTAAAAAATCAAACGGGTTCAACCATTACAAAAAATAGCCTTGTTTACGCAAGTGGAACAGTTGGCGCAAGTGGTAGAATATCGGTATCAAAATTTATCGCCAACGGCTCAATAGATGCAAAGTATTTATTAGGCATAACGGCACATGATTTAACCGACGGTGAAGATGGTTATGTTATTTCTTTTGGCAAGATAAAACAAGTTAACACTGACACCTTTGCGGCTGGGGCTATTCTTTATCCTTCGCCAACTACGGCAGGTGTTTGGACAGACGTAGAACCTATTGCGCCTAACATTGATATGCCTATCGGCTTTTGTATAAATTCTCATGTAAACAATGGTACGATTGCTATTCGTGTAGCATCGGGTTATAGTTTAAATGAATTGCATAATGTGGCTATTTCTTCACCGGTTGAAAAATCAAGTTTATATTATTCTGGTGGATTATGGCGCGATACAACCGCCACGCTTTTGGTAAGTGATACGGCTGCAATGTTAGCCAACTATGCCACTAAAGCGTACGCAGATACGAGTGGAAGATTTTACGCAAGACAGGATTTTACTAATGTTTCTTCCTCAACTTTGACTTGGACACAAAGTGACACATTAGTAGTAGGTGGTACGGGAGTGGTGCAAGTTTACCGTAATGGACAAATATTGTTACCTACCCAATATACGATACCAACCAATGCCTCCGTGGTTATCGGTGCAACGGCTTATAAATTAGGTGAAAATTATACGGTGATTTTTCCCCGTGGTGGCGGTGCAGGAAGTGGTGGAGGATCGGGAAGCCTTACTTCAATTTCAGGTGGTACGGGAATAACGGTTAGTCCTAATCCAATAACAACCACGGGCACGGTATCGGCTGATTTAAGCGTTTTAATGGAGTTAACCGATACAAGTTTATTAAACCTTACTACAAGGTTTGCATCAAAATTAAATCCATCTGACACTATATCTTTATCAAATAGAATAGATACAAAAGGAACTGGCACCGTTACAAGTGTTGGTTCAGGTTTTGGTTTACTTGGTGGCACAATCACAACGACGGGAACTTTGCGTTTAGATACCACAACCTTATACGCAAGGTTGCAAGATTCAATTAATGTAGCTATCGGGAATGATACCATAAAGATTTTAAAACAGGAATATCAACCAGCTTCATCAAGTGTTTTGACGTGGACGATAACGCCTAAATTTCCTATTCAATTAAAGGCGTATATTTTGGTGTTCAGGAATGGGCAACTTTTAAACAATGACCAATATAATTTAACTGACACAAATAAAATTACCATTGTTTCCACATCATTTAAGGTAGGAGCTAATTACACCGTAGCCACAGTAAGTGGTATTGGTTCAATAAATACAGGTGTTTTCCCAAATCCTATTTACCCAGATGCAGGCATAGCACTTTCAACTGGTTCAACGTGGGCATCATCTATTCCAAATAATTCAAGTAATTGGAATACCGCATTTACCGATAGACTAAAATGGGACGGAGGTAGCACAGATTTAGTGCCATCTACGGGCCGCACAAGCCTTGGAGGTACTACCATTGGACAATCAATGTTTACCTTAACAAATCCTTCGGCAATAACTTTTCCGAGGTTTAACGCTGATAATACTGTTTCGGCTTTAACGGCTACTAACTTTAGGAGTGCTATTGGTGCAGGTACTGTCACAACGGTAAATGCTTCATCTACTTCGGGCAATCCAATTTCAATAGATAATAATACAACCACGCCAACAATAGAATTACTAAGTGCTACAAGCGCAAGAAATGGGTATTTAACTTCAACCGATTGGACTACATTTAATAATAAACAAAATGCTTTATCTAATGCAAGTGCAAGTGTAAGTGGTATTTTAACATCAACAGATTGGAGCACCTTTAACGGTAAGCAAAATACTATATCACTTACTACAACAGGAACAAGCGGATTGGCTACATTTAATGGCACTACTTTAAATATTCCTAATTACACAGCATCAGGAGGAACGGGCACTGTAACAAGTGTGGGTTTAACCGCACCTTCTATATTTAATGTAAGCGGTTCACCTGTTACAACAAGCGGCACTTTAGCCCTTACATATAGCGGTACTGCTTTACCTTTATTAAATGGTGGTACGGGTGCAACTACAGCCGATGGAGCATTAACAAATTTAGGCGCAACGGCACAAGGAAAATTATTGTTTGGGATTACAAATAGCGTATCTGATAAATTTATTAAAGTTAATACAAACAACACAATAACCCTTTTAAATGCAGCTGATACAAGAACGGCTATTGGGGCAGGCACAGGCAGTGGAACAGTTACAGGAGTTTATGCTGCTGCTCCAATTTATGTATCTGATAATACAGTAAATCCTTATATAACTATTGTTGATGCAAGTCAATTTGTTAAGGGTGTAGTTAATGAAACTACACAAACATTTGGAGGTGTTAAAACATTTGCAAATACAATAAAATTATCTTCTACAACTGGAACATCTACATCGATATTGGGAAAAACATCTGATAACTCTGTATCTACTGTATCGGTTGGTACAGGTTTATCTTTAACAAGCGGCACATTAAGTTCAACTATAACCGTACCTACTGAAAGATATGTTTGGGATTTAGGGATATTTGCAGGTGCAGCAGATAATAGTGCTGCAACGTGGGATCCTCAATATGGTCTTAATATGTTAGTTGTACCAACTTCGTTAAATGGTTATTGTATTGATTCTATATATGCAAGAGCTTTAACTTGCTCAACTTGTCCTCCAGCAGCAGGTGATAAAGATTATTATATTGGTGTTTATAAAGCAGGAAATTCTACAAGAATACAAACAACTGGAATGTCATTACAAGGTAGTCAAATTGCAATGAATGAATATGACTTAAAAGAAGTCAATGTAAACTATACACTTACAACTGGTGATGTTTGGTGGTTGTATTTAAACGGTACATACACAAGTGATATGTTATACATCACAGGAGGCTTTGTAATTAAAAAAACGTGCAACTAAAAAACAAAAACATGAAACAACTCCTTCCCCTTTTCCTCTTCCTTTTGCCTTGCCTTGCATTGGCACAATATCCAACCAATGGCAACCAAAAAATAACGCTTGGTGAACAGAGCACTGCCGATGGTTTGATATATCGGGGTGTGGCTTCCGATACTACCTTGACGGCAAAGAGCGACACAGCTGCTTACTTTGTACTTGATACGGTTAACATAAATCTTTATACTTACAAGGCTTCGGCAACGGGACGAAAGTGGATACAAGTTGAAACTGATTCGGCATCGATTGCCTATGTTAATACCTATGGAACGCAAACGGTAAATGGTGCAAAGACTTTTAGTAGTACAATTACAGGAGCAAGATTTGACCCAACAAGTTCAAGCACAAGTGGAACAGGAGTGTTTTTACCTTCAACAAATACACTTGGATTTTCAACAAATGGTACTGAAAAAATGCGTATTACCTCAACTGGAAATTTGGGTTTAGGAGTAACTCCAAGTGCTTGGAATAGTGTTTATCGGGTTATAAACATAGGTACACAAGGATTACTGTATGGTAGAACTAATCAAGACGAAATAGGTATTGGCATTAATTGGTATAGAAATCAAGATGGTCAATTTTTATATAATAGTAGTGCATTTGTATCGCTTTACCTTCAATTTAATGGTGAACATATTTTTTACAACGCTCCATCAGGAACGGCAGGTAATACTATTTCTTTTAATCCTGCAATGACTTTAAAATCAGATAGTGAATTACAAATTGCAGGAACAACAGATAGAGGAGTATATAATTTACAAGTTAATGGTACTGGTGTATGGGGTGAAGGTGCTTATGTAAATGGTTCTGATGCAAATATTAAAGAAAATATTGTTAATTTAGATAGTTCTTTAAATATTGTAAATAATTTAAAACCAGTTGTTTTTAATTATATAAACGCCTCTGTTAATAATGACACTAAGCATTTAGGTTTTGTAGCTCAAGATGTTTATCAAACTTTGGAAAATAAAGATTATTTAGGCTCGATAGTAAGAAGTGACGGGGAAACTTTAAGTATTGCTTATAGCAACATAATTCCATTACTCACCAAAGCCATCCAAGAGCAACAAGCCCTTATAAAAGCCCTTGAACAAAGAATTGTTAACCTCGAAAATAAATAAAATGAAATATCTATTTTTATTCCTTCCCTTGTTTTCCTTTGCCCAAGACGTTGTCAAAGACACTGTTTACATTCAAAAGCAAGGAAACATTTATTACATTATTCAGCAAACTACTTTGTCGGATAGCACCGTCACAGGCTCAAAGCAAATATTAGGCGATTCTGCAACTGCCATTCAAAGCCTTGTCACCGATGCTGAAAGACAAAGTAACACGTTAGCTATTCACGCTAAGCCTATTATAACAAAAGGCAAAACCGTACAAAGGATTAATTATTACAATGACTTGCACGTTCAAATAAGCGGTAAGCCTGTCTATTTTACAACGGCACAAAGGGACACGGCAAAGTTTCTTGGAGACTGGAAATTAAATTTTAACGGTGAAATCATTGATGGTGTTATTGAGTTGAATGTAAACAAACGTTTTATTTTCAATCCTGATAACGGCAAAGTTTATTCTATTTTAACCAACTTACTTTTAGCTACATTTACCAATCAAATATCCTTTACCTTTAACGCTGTTAAATACGACTTGTATAAATATGCTGATGGCAAATTTGCAACGGTGGATGGAGATGTGAGGTTAATAAAACTTGAATAATGAAAGCAACCTTAATCAACCTTTTGCACCTTGGATGGGAGAAAATAACGTATGCCATTTGTTGCGGATGGATATTTAGCTTTTTTGTTCCTATAAAGGGATTTTTGATATTTACGGTTTTTGTTGTTTTTGCTGACATGGCAACA